TATTCGAAAGTCCCGTCACGGTAGTCGATGCCAGCAGCAGGATAATCGTCACCTGCAAATGTGTATTGGTTGCGGTCTTGTCTGACTATCACATTTCTTAATAGTTTGGGAGCGACTGTTGACCAAGAAACTTCTCCAACAGTGAGGGTACCTGTGACTACTTTTACTTCTGTTCCTGACTCGCCATAGCACCCGTTTCCTTTATCAGCAAAATAAGTTTTGTTCCCCAAACGGGCGATTGACTGTACCTCTGAAGGAGAAGCCGCTATTGATACAACATCGGGAGCCCATGCTGGTACCAATATCTCAGTGAACTTAGAAAGATCAGCACGGTAAAGTTTTCCATCGCCACCACCCCACCATACGAATCGGGAATCAACTGCGAGACTGTACGCTGAACCGCTGTCATCAATAACTGGGCCAATGGAAACAGCGTTAGAGGAAGTATCAATCGCCGCTGTCCGCAATCCGATAGACGTAGCTATTAACAAAACCCCGCCGTATGCAACGATGTCTCTTATCACTTCACCATGCGGGAGTTGCCCTCCTATGGTTGGAGTTTGTAGTGTCCCGTCGGTGGTATTAACATTTATGTGGTAAATAGTTCCTGAGTTGTCAGAGTTTGCGGCAGCAAAAATTCCTGATGGTCCACCGCATACACCCACCCACGCTGTTGATGTTAAAGCAGGTGTGTAATCGAGAGAGCTTGCTAGCTTTGCACCGTTGGCACCTAGTTCAAATATGTTTGCCCCAAGTGCGCCAATCAATCTGCCTGATGCGACTCTAATAAGATCGGCTGCTTGGGTGCCACTCGAAGGCCATGTCCCGTCGATAGTACTGGTATTGATGGCGGCTCTTGCTATAGCTGCGCCTGATCCAAACGCAAGAAAGATATGTGTGCTATCTGAATGGAGATCTGTTACGGAATGCGTTGCTCGTGCTACGAACTCAGTCCACACTGCTGGCGCAGCGGTCGGTCCGTTAGTGAAACATACCGTTTCTGCGTCTATAAAATATAGGTAATCACCAACTCTACGAACTAACTGGTTTGTACTAGCAGCACTTTTCTTTTGTTCTGTTATGGGTAAGAGAGTGATTTGTCCTTTTGTCCAAGGATCAACACCACTAGAAGTACTGAACCTACGACGGTCACTGTCATCCAAATCAAAATGCGTTTGCCCAGCACCGTAACTCCAGTCTGTTTGTGAACGTGTCCATGCACCACTTGTATCTAATGCGTTTTCACCAGGTTCTTTACTCGTATCTCTTTGTTCTCGTAATGCGGGGACAGTTGTACGGGCATACTGAGTAGTGTCAATTTGATATGACACATCGTCCAGTTCAACTGGAAGAGACTCAGAGTTAAAAGCCATAGTTACAGCGCTTGGTGGCTAGGGTTACGTTGCCAAACTTGTGGGTATAGAGCAGCGATACGTGCTGCTTCTGCAGCTACACGCATTTCTCTTCGCCCTCTAAGATCTCGCATTGACGCTGAGATAGCCCCGGGGGGTACTTCTTCTGCTCGACGATGTGTCCCTTGTGCGTCTAGAAATTCTCTACGGATAGGGGCAGTCGTCATTAAAGCAACTGCGGCACCAAGGGGAGGGAGGTCGTATGCAGTGGATTGCAAACCCGTAACAGATTTATTATCTGCTGATGTAACGAGTGTAAGTGGGGACTTGTAACTTACTGTTACTTTCTTCCCCGGCCATCCAGGTCCATACAAAATCAGAGCTAGACCGCTGTCGAATGAAGTGAGATCTCGATTTCTTTTTAATCTCCAAGAACGAATTTCTGGTTCGCTAGCTTCAACGGGAATAGGATCTGCATAAGTAACTGTGTATATAGATTGAACAGCCTCGTTGTCTAGACCTTCTAAGTTGTATCCATCTTGGGCTGCGTTGTAAACAAAGCTAGTTGTTTTCATTTGGAAGATGCCATTGTCAGGGGCAGATAGATCTCTAAGATCATTGTTTAATGCATCCATGATTCTGTACCCAGGGAATTTAGGGGACACACGAACGACATCTCCGATGAGATGCGAAGCTGGTATTGAGCCACCGTAACCACGCATCACACTCACTGTAGTGCCTATCACATTAGTCACATACATGGCTTCAATATCAACTTCTATTATTACACCGGTAGCTATACCAGAAGAAGAAGCACCAGTAATAGTTAATGTCGTTGTACTCACAGCATCGTCAACATCTGCTGCTAGTTGTAACAATTCTTCGACATAGCCTGATAAAAGCATGTCTCTTGTATCATCAATCCAACCTTGTACTATCGCCATCAGGTACTCCCAAGGATGTCATTAAGGACACGTTTCTTACGGTTCTTTTCAGATTTCGACCCTTGTAAAAGTGTTCCTGCTTTAATTTCATGGGATGTTTCAGCATGTTTTTCAAAAGTAGCGGCACCATCAATAGATCTAGGTTGGGTACCTTCAGATCTCAATCGTTTATAAGCTGCCATATCGTTTTCTTTAGCCTTCTCTTTAGCTTTAGTCCCTTCCCAATCAATTGCTTTACCCTCATGTACCCCTTTAGTGGGAGTAGCTGACGCCGAAACGTACACTGACCCAAAGTGTTTACGAACTACTCCGCTACAACCTTGGCAAACTTCTTGATAAGTTTCGTCAAACCCGTGACGGAAATCAAAAGAGAGCCCACAATCAAGACAACGATATACATAAACGGGCATTAGTCTGGTCCTACTCTGAATGAATAACCAGCCCCTACGAGGACAGATTCTTCGGCTGCTGTTAAATCTCTGGGACTATCATGCCCCCCATATATCCACCGTGTAACTGTTGCCCAGTCATGCGGAAGAAAAGATTGCACACTTGTTCCGTTAATAATAAATATGTTACTGCCTCTAGCTCTCGGTTGGAAGTGACGCATCAAAGCATAAGCAGGAGGAGTTGTATCTTCTCTCACACCTATCGGTGGAACGATATTACTTACCGGTATAACAACTAAACGGTACTGTTCTTTATCTCCGAAAGTAACTCCACTAGTCATAGTCTCAGGCGTCGCCGTATAGTTACCACTCGGTGTTTCTGATGGCATTGTGACTGCGGCAGCGATTACTCCAGGTGTGGCGTCAACAGTTATATACAACGAATGCCCTGGGAAGGTAGTCGTAGTCAGTATCGTTGTTAGGGTTGGTGCTGCGACAATTGTTGATACAGGTAATGTCGCTGTAATATTAATGCCAGCATGTATAGCAACTGAGTTGCCTGTGACTGTAGCAATTATTACTGCTGGGCAAGCAATCGTTGCGGGTGTCACTGTCGCTGGGATTGATGGTGTAGCTGAGAATACAGTAGTCACACCAATTGTTGCTGGTGTCGCAGTAACTACAAGAGTGATACCAGTATCAGTAGGCTGGGAATAGGCAACACCTGACTGTCTGTAATCAATAAGAGGACGGTTGTCCGGTACCGTAATACGTTCGTTGTAAACGAAACCAGCCTCATTGTATGCATAAGGGCCGGGATATATTACGCCACCAGGACGTTGGGGCGTATACACATATGCAAACGTGAGCGACAAACTGGCCGAACAACCAATTGTTGTGGCAGAGATTATTGCATCACTTTTATTGTATGCAAAGTTTGGTTCTCTATATATAATCCCTGACTGCCGGTATGTCATAAGATCCCATCCCGTTAAAGGTTAAGCTTTCCCCATAGACGCCGTTTCGGGATCGCCCACTTTTGTGGCGGCGATAGCTTTAGCAATACTAATAAGTGCGGCAACTCCCGCAATCTTTAAGGAGTCACCCCAATCGGGACCAGGGATTGCCATAGCGGCAGCCCAAGCCTGAGCAAACGTGGATACTCCACGCTCTAATGAATCTTTAATAAAACGCTGGTTGAACAACTTCTTGTCTCCGTATCTGCATAGCCGCCCAAGTCTTGGGACCGACCACGCCATCTGCAACGAGCCCTTTGGTTCGCTGCCATTGTTTTACTTTGGCGAGTGTACCACGCCCAAAAATGCCGTCAGCTAATGCACCTATCTTTCGTTGAACATGAACAACAGCCTGACTATTCGATCCTTTGCGTAGTGTTCCGGGGAACGGAACCATTCCGTCTGATGGTTCTTTAGGTAAAACCATTGTAGGGATATCTGTGACCATGCGCCGATGAATCATTCCACGTAGCTCTGACATAGAGAACGAGGGATCAACCTTCCTAGAGGTCCATTCCTTGTGACCTATCACA